GGATTTAATGACCGTAGATAGCCACCAGGGCTGTGCGATCGTGCTTGCTGTGCCAGCCTCAGTCATAAAATCAGCGGGAGGGACAAATCGCACGACGGGATCGGCAGCCGTGCCGATGACACCCAAAACAAGCAATGGACGGCTACCGTCCGTTACCATCGTGAAGTGTCGTCCATTGCCGGTTTGATCGTAGAGGGTGACGACGTGGTAGGTCGAGCCGTTGAAGATGGTCGCATTGGAGGTATCGAGGCGGCCGGTTGTGGCATCGGTACTGATGTCAAATTGCGCAGTATAGCTATCGGAAGACCGTGTAATCCGCACGGCCGCAGACCCGCGTGCAGCAGCTGATCCCGCCCGCAGTCCGACCCAGACATATGCTCCACTGGGCTGCAGATCGAGCGGGCCTTGATAGCCGCCGCCGCCACCCCCGGCCGCGGCGTTATCCCCCAACATCACATTTAGAATGCCGCTCATGTCAGTCCGGTCCCAGAGATCAGCCATTCGGTCGAGGTGACTTTGATAGCGGTGGCGATGCCGTTGGCGGCGAGTGTGCGGTCTCCGGTGGTTCCGGCTCCGGCCAGCCGTATGGTGTCGGTCGCGACGTGGATGGTAACAACGCCCGCAGCATTCTGATTGACGAACGTCAGCACAGTCCCGACCGGATAGGGAACGGTCCCATTGGCATCGATCGTAAACGTGCGCGCCGTAGTGTCCGCGGAGGGATGCAGGATGTGGCCGCCGGCATCGCCCAGCACCGTGGTGTAGGCGGCCGACTTGGAGTTCTGCGGCAGGTTCATGTAGCCGACCGAGGCGCTGACGGCGGGGAACGTCATCGTGGTCGAGTCGGTGCCGGCCAATGTGAGACTATTGCTGCCGGTCAGCGTCTTGCCGCTGGCAACCGCGACCGCGCCGGCACCCACGGCCAAGGTCTTGATCTGGGTGGCGGTGATTTTCACGTCGGCAGAGGACTGTGTACCGTAAATCAGTTCAGTGCCGCCGAGCGTTGTGGCTGCGGTCATCGAGGCGAGTGCGGTATCAGCCATGGTGGTTGTCCTATACAGCGATCAGTTGGTTCCCAATGTCATCCTCGAGCGGGACGCCGCTGCCATCGACGAGCGTGGCGCCCGAGAGCGCGCTGCCGACGATGAGCAGTTTGCCGGTGCCGCTAGCAAGGTTGAGCCGCGAGGTATTGTCGACGAGCAGCAGATAGTTGGTGGTTTCGACCACATTGGTGACGGTGACGGTGATGTTCTGTGCGGATGAGACCTCGCCGGTGGCCACGCTGGTGGCCTTCACCTGCACCAGGTAGGTGTTGTTGGCGTCGGCATCGGCCGGAGCCTCGAAGTCCTGTGCCGGCAGCGAGAGCGTGGCACCCGAGAGTGTGAAGAGCGCCGTATCGGCACCCCCGGTCTTGGCCCAGGTCGAACTCTCGCTCGCCGTCAGCGTCATTGAGAATGCGGAGTTTTCCGGCGTTGTCTGGGTGGCCGACGAGGTGATAGTGGGTCCGGCGACATCCGTCACCGTGACCGTGATGGTGGCGTTGGTGGTGGCGGGCGCGTAGGCCACACTGGTTGCCGTTACCTGCACCACGTAGGCGTTGTCGGCATTGGCGTCGGTCGGGATCTCGAAATCCTTGGCGGTCATCGACAGCACGCCGCTGGTCAGCGTGAACAGCGCGGTGTCGGCACCGCCGGTCTTGGTCCAGGTCACCGGCTTGTCGGCGGTCAGCGTGAGCGAGAAGGCTGAGTTTTCCGGGATGGTCTGCGAGGTCGAAACCGTGATGACCGGCGGCACCTCGTCGATATTGTTGACGCTGATGCCGAGTGTGCGATCGACGGTCGAGCCGGCGCCATTGTCGGCGTGGATCGTGACTGTATAGGCAGCGGTGGTTTCGTAGTCGAACACGATGGCGTTCTTGAGCACTCCCGCAGTGAGAGTGAAGGCAGTCGAGGGATCTGCAGTCTTGGTGAAGGTGTAGGTACCGGTGCCACCGACGACTGATACGGTGCCGATGGTGGTGCCTATGGCAGTGTTTTCGTCCTGGCTGGCATTGCTGATGAGAATTTGCGGCCCGGTCGGACGCGCGCTGCCGCTGCGGACAGCGACCTGGCAGAGCGTTAGTCCGAGACCAAGCATCAGCGCATTGCCTTAGATGAATGCCGTGATGAAGGTTGCGGTGGTGAGGGACGAATTAACGCGCGAGCAGCGGATCGGCAGAATGGTGCCGGTCGGCACCGCGGTGAATGTCACCACGTTGCCGTTGGCGGTAACGACGGTGACATCGCCGACCCCGCCGACATAAAGCGCGCGTGCCGTTGCAGTGAAGTTGGTGCTGTCACTCTTGACAACCGGGAACGCATCCCAGCCGGGGTCGCTGATACCCCCCGTGACATTCGCAAAACGATCGCCTGTTGGTGTTGCCATGACGAGCCTCTAGGGTTGCGGTGTTGGTGGTTCTGCCGGCTCCGGCTCCGGCCGCGCGATGTCGAGGCCGGCCTGCGCCGCCAACTGCTGCTGACCGTCGGGCGGCAGATCGCCATAAGCCACGCTGGTCGCCGGCGGCCGGTGCGCCTTGATGATGTCGGCAGAGCGATCGAGGTGGGCGTTGTGCAGATCGACGGCGTGGGCGCGGCGGTCCTGCTCGTCGGCCATGCGCGCCATGTCGAGCTTGAGCATGCGGTCGAGATCGTGCTGGCGTTGCTGGAATTGTAGTTTCTGTTGGAATTGCTGTTCGTCGAGTTGCAACTGCAATTTGCCGCGCTGATCCTCCAACTGCAATTGCTGTTGCAGCACCTGCACTTTCGGATCGGGCGGCGGCGGTTGGTTCTGCTTCTGTTGGATCTTCGCCTGCATCGCCTTTTTCAATTGCGACGGCAGCGGCGTAAGCTCGAGCACGACCTCGGGGAACTCCTGCGCGAAGTTGGGACCGAGTGACTGCAGCACGCCGAGCGCGTCGGCCTGCATGTTGATCACGTCCGGCCCTTCGTCGAGCACGATGTCGACATCGAGCGAGCCGACCGCGTTGACGATGATCGGCTGGCCGTATTCGTTGACCGACAGTTTGTTGATCTGGAAGAATTGCGGCAGCGAGTCATCGTCGGTAACGCGGATCCAGCGTTCCGCAGTCCAGTGCTGCTGGATGATGTTGAGCAGATCGCGATAGACCCGGATTTTCCAGTTCTTCAGCGCTGAAATGTAGGGGCCGAGCTGCGACATGCCGGCCTGTTGCAGGAGCGCAATGGCACGGCCGGAGGAGTCCTGCAGGCCTTGCCCGAGCAAAGCGAGGTTGGGGCCGAAATTCTCGATCATCTCGCGCGAGGCGTTCATCAGTTCCATGTGGGCGCGCATGTCGGCCATCTGGCGCTGATCGTCGGCGATGTATTGCCCGTTCGGCACCGGGTTGAGTTCGATCCAGCCGTCGGCTCTCGCCTCCTCGCGGCGTGCCACCTCGACATCGTCGACCATGCCCTTGGTGGCGCGGATGCGGCGCGAGTTCAGTTGATGCAGCGCTTTCGAGCGCCGCATGTTGTATTCGTCCTGCGGGTCCTTCCACTGCCGATGGAAGCCGAACCGATCGCCGTCCTGATCGATCGAGGCCGAGAACATGCGATATTTGGGAAAGGTCTTGCCGCGCTCGTCGGTATAGGGCGAGCGGCCCTCGTCCATCTTGGTATTGGCGATATAGACGCACCAGCGCCATTCGCCGTCGCAGATGTACCAATGGTCGACGAGGCGCACGCGCTTCTGGGTCGAATTGGCCCAGATGATCTCGCGATCGCTATCCTGGGTGAGATCCGAACCCTGCTCGATCAGGCTGTCGATCTCGTCGGCCTTGTCGGGGAAGATCTCCTTGACCTGTTCGGGATCGGCCCATTTGCTGACACCCATGAAGCGGGCATCGGTGAAGCCTTCGTCGAACGAGCGCGGGTCGTAGAAGAAGGTATCCGGATAGACGATGTGCATACGCACGTCGGGATCACCCTGATCGCCGCGCTCGAGGTCGTATTCGATGCCGGCGATGGCGTCGACCGCTCCAAACCTAGCAACGCGCGGATGCTTGCCCTTCCAGTCGTTGCTATCGAGGGCAAAGCGCAGGACCGCGGTGGCGAGATCGGCGCCCTGCTGATGTTGCGGCGTGCGCGGATAGCATTTCGGGTCTTGCCGCAGCCGCTCGGTGATGCCGACGACGGCGTTGTATTTCGGATGGATGATATTGAAGACGACCGCCGGCTGCCCGCGCTTCTTCAGGATCTGCAGTTCTTCCTTGGTGTATTGGTCGCCCGAGTCATAGCGGCGGGCTTGTTTCTGCTCGTAGATTTCCGACGACTTGGAGCCGAGGAAGTCAAGATATTGGCGGCGCAACTTGCTGATCGAATAGTAACGGCCGTCGTCCTCGCCGAATGTATCGTCGCCGCCGTATTGCGGCTGCGGCGCGGCGGCTGAGTTGGCGGGAGAGAATGCGACGACGGCGGCACCGGCCATCAGGCGGCCTCCGGTGGTTCCGGCATATCTTCGGCCAACTGCTTCGTCTTGACGACTTCGGGGCTGAGTTGTCCCGCAAAGCGGCGCAGGTAGTCGGCGAAGTGCCGGTCAGATGCCGTCATGTGCTCGGCGATGAGCCGCAGGTTAGCGGCGTGCTGGGCGGCCTTGTCGGCGCGGATGGCGATGCCGGGCTCGTCCCAATTGCGGAACTGGACCGGCGCCAAGTTGAGCGACGGCGCATCGCTATCGATCTTGAGTACGACTGGCGGCACGAGATATCCCCTCCCCTTGCCGTCACTTGCGCTTGCCGCGGCCGTGCTTCTCTTCCTCTTCGTCGTCATCGTCGTCGGCCGCCTTGGCCTTGTGGGACGTAGCGGCAGCCTTGACCGGCGGCGGCGCGGTAGCGCGCAGCTTCTCGAGGTCGGCGGTGAGCTCGGCCTGGATGGCTTCGGTCCCGGAGGGTGAGGCCGTGTGCATCTTGGCGACATTGTCCTCGATGCGGGTGACGATGGTGTCGGCGGTGTCGGGGACTTCTTCCTTGGGCGTGGCGGTTTTTTCTTCAGCCATGGGGGTACTCCAAAGGGGGCGCCGGCCAGGAGGGCTAGTCGAAACCGGCGCCCAGTTGTTCCGAGGTAGAGATGGCTTGCAACGCTGGCACGCTCGGCCGGCGGCACTGGCGGAACAACGCACCCTCAGGTAGGCTGATCCCACGGCCTAAACGGCGTGGCCGTCCGCAGGGTAACGAACATGCTGCTGAGGCTAGCCTAGGAAGCCAAAAGCGGACCCCGTTACATCCGGCCGCGTGCCGGAACCTCCGTGGAGGCGGTCCCAAAGCCCTCGCGCAAGCGGGGAGGAGCCGCGGGGTCGCCTCACGCACCTGGACCGGGTCATGCAACAGCAAAGGCAGTTTTCCGATCTTGAGCGGCTGCACGTCGAGCTCTACGGGCGCTGGATCGCGCTGACCCGCCGCCCGCGGCGAGACTGGGGTGCTGGCGTATTCGGCCCGATCAGACTGGAACTGGAGGCTTGGCGTCTGGAACTGGAGGCCGACGAGGAGGTCCAAAAGCTCTTGGCCGACCGTCTCGGCCCCTATCCGGAGCGCCGACGCCAAGCCAATGGATAGGGTGACTAAACGTCCGCTAGCGTACTAATCTGCAACCTGGCGCGGCTGGGCCCACCCGCCCGAACGCCGGCTTAGACCCTCGGCGGGCCGCGTCAGCAATCCCCAAAATTGAGTTGGCACGGCGTATGCTATATATAAGGAGAAATCAGCGGTTGAAATTGTGAGAGACAGCGATGCCAAGGCGCACGGCCGACTTGACGCCAGAGGAAGAAGCCAAAATCCGCCGGACCTGGAAGAACTACGACGAAGCGCCGTGGCCGCGAACTCCACTGCGCACGGTGCTGGCGCTCTACCGCCGCCGCAAATGGGTGCTGCTCAACAAGCCTCAGACACTCATAACGTCTTGAACCCATCGACCTGCCGCTCCAGCCGCCGGTAGCCGATGTTGACCACGTTCTTGGTCGCCTTCGCCTCGCGCCCCGCCACCATCACGTCGAGCAGCTGCCCGCACAAACCAAGCGCATCGACCTGGTCGTCGTACTTGCCGGCCGGGAACGTCAGCAACTCACTGCGCAGCGCCGGCCACCACTTCGCTGCCCGCGCCACATACAATTTGTCGAGCGCCATGCGGCCCCTGATGCTCTGCGCCCGCACGCTCTTATCCCCGCGCGTCGGAAACCCCTCTCTGGCCACATAGGCACTGCGCTCCCGCTGCCGCCGATCCAAGAACGGCCCGACGCCGGCCCTGATCTGCCCCTGCTCCTCGGCCCACGCCATCGGCCGCCACTGCTTGACCAAATCGCAGAACGCCTCCACCCACTCGTCGGCCCCCGCCTGCTTCCTCCAAACATCCAGCAAATACATCCGCCCGTTCGGATCGATGCCGACCACCACGTGCACGGTGTAGTCGCCGCCGTCCGCCGTCACCGCATAATCGCTCGCCCCATACACCACCAGCCGCTCGCGCTCGGGGATCTCGCTCTCCTCACACTCCACGATCCACTCCGCCTTGAAATAATCGCCCTCCTCCGGCGCCGGCCGCTGCTGATACAACGCCGACCACATCATCGGGCTCGTCTCCCGCTGCCGCGCCCGCAGGAACTCGCCGTAATTGTAACCGCCCGGATCGTCCCACAAATACTCGCCCACCGCGCGCCCCAGACAATCGTTCTCCTCCGCAATCGCCGCGATCGAAATCACCCGCCCCCTGATCTCGCCGCGCTCGATCTGCTGCAACACCATCCCCGAGATATCCTCCTCATGCCAGCGCGTCGCAATCACGATGCGCTTGGCATCCGGCTTTAACCGCGCGCTGAAATCGTCCAGATACCAATTCCACCGCCCCTTCCGCACCGTTTCACTGTAGGCGTCCTCGCGACTGCCAAACGGGTCATCAATGATCGCCAGATCGGCCCGGTACCCGCTGATCCCGGTCCCCGCACCCACCGCGTAATACTCGCCGCCACTCTGCAGCGACCACCGGCCCGCCGCCTTGTTGTCCTCCGACAACGCTATCCCCAGCGTCTTCCACTCAACCGCAATGTCGTTGCGCACCCTTCTGCCCCAGCGCTCGGCAAACTCCACACTGTGGGTCGCAAACAAAATCCCGTCCTTGGGATGATTGGCCAAATACCACGGCGGCAACAGCACCGATGCGTAGGAACTTTTTGCGGACCCCGGAGGAGAAAAAATTAGCAGCACGCCGTCGTCGCTCTGCAGGAAGGTTTCGATCGCATCAATGATCAACCGATGATGCAACGCCGGCTCATACCCGCGATGCCGACACCACGCCGCAAACGACCTGCGCACGGCTCTGCGATGCTGCAACATCGTAACTGCGGCATAGCCACTCACGCCTTCACCAACAACCGTCTCAGTCACGGCATCACTTGCCCTTGCGCTTGCCCCCGGCAGGCGGCTTCCCCCTGCCCTGATCCGCCCGCACAAACTCCTTCGCTACAGCAACCGGTACCCCTGCCGCCTTGGCAAACTTGGGGCTATGCGCCGCCGCAGCCATGAAACGTTTCTGAGCCGGTGATTTTGATGGCATCTTCCTCTCCCTCTCTCTGCGCTCTGCCGCATGCTTGCAAAGCACGCCCCACAGAAAATCCAGATCCAAATCAGCAAACGTCCCCCGAGCCATCACACCGCATCCCCCCCCACCCGCACCCACAGCGCCGGGTCGTCGTAACTCGCTCGCACCCCCGCTACCGCCGCCTGCGCCCGCGCCGCAACCGCCGCCGTCACCGTCAGTAAACCCTGCGCCTGACCCCACCGCACTACACCCCCAATCGCTAAATGCAACGACGACGAAATCTCGTCCCACGGACCCGGCGCAATAACACCACGCGCACGCCGATCAGCCCAATCATCAATCAACCAAATCAGTAACTCGTCAAACTCATCCTGCGTCATCGCACACACCGACCATCTAAACTGAACAAAGCGCGGGCCGCAGCTTGCAACAGAAGGGCCAACAGCAACAGGTATCACCACAGAAACCAAGAACGCCGACCACAATAACCGCTAGCCGTTAAGTGATCCGTGATCGCGCCCAGCCCCCAGTCAAGCTGAGGGCAGGCGCTCTCACTCACCGCAAGCGGCTGTCCGAGCGTCAGTGTCTGCCTAACCACAACGGCTGGCAACGCAACACAGAGCGGGAGGGAAGGCAATCAGCAGCAAACACGGAAGCGGGGGAGAGAGGAGGTACACGTACAAGACACTGTCGCCCCCCGGCTCGTTTCGGGATACTCCCCGGCCTCGTGTCCGGGCAGGAATAGGGTTGGTTGAGGATGCAATATCCGCTGCCAACACTAGGGATATCAAGGGCTTAGTCGTCCTGTGTCGCGTCTGTGTTGCACTCGGGGTCAGGTGACGTGACAGGAGCGGTGAGCAGCGCTGGGGCACTGGCAGCTGCGATGCGGGCGAGCTCGTCGTCGGTCAGATCTGCCGCGTTGCCCGACTTGATGACGTGCTCGATCTTCTCACCGTAGACTGAGGGCCGCAGCTTGCCAGCCTGCCACTTGTAGGCGTCGATCGCCACACGGCCCGCATGAGGATCTATCTCACCACTTAGCACACGATCCGTAATATCGCTGATTGCCTCGAACTTTGCGTCGGCTTGCGCTGATCTTGCGCGCGCGTATTTATCGGCAAAGTCGGGATATCTCAACAACCAGTCGAACACCGTTGAGGCATGAGGCATACCGTCTAGTTTTGAGATTGAGTTGAGGGAGAATCCGGCTGCGATATGAGCCAGGATATTGTCGACGGTATTTGGATTATAGAGTGTTGGTCGACCGAATGGTTCTTTACGGAGGGTAGCTTGCGGCTGCATTGCTTCCTTCGCTTTTCGCTTGGTCGCGGTCCTCGCTTGCGCTAGTCGCGCTTCGCTGTGGAAAGATAAGCCTGCGCGCGCGACTTTGGACGCGCGAGGACCATATTTTTTTTCTGGGTTGCGACAACGCACCGGACAAAAGGCCTGATTTTGTTGGCTTTCTGCGTTGGTGCGTTGAGATGGGCCGATTTAGCGTTTTGATGATTATCAATTGTAACTAATTTAGGTTTAGCCATGCCGTTGGATCGTGAGGCGAGGCGCGTTGGTCTGCAATTGCTGGCGCGTGGACTGGCGCGGCCGCATGAGGTTGCAGACCTCGCCGGGGTTTCGCTGCAAGTGGTCGATTATTGGATAAAGTGTGCCGATCTCAATTGGCATAAGGTGCGAGCCCAACGATTGGCGGCAGCTTGGCGGGGAGGAATGCGCAATGGCCCGCGCTTGGTCGAAACCAAGAAGGCCCAACGGCAATTGGCAGAAAGAGCCAAAGCGCGTTGGGATCAGCAGACCAAGCCTTCCGTTGGATGAGGTGCGAGCTTGGATGCTGACCTGTGACCACTGCGAGCATATCGCCATGGTGACGATAACGCTGCGCCGCTTGCGAGCCGCTAAATTAATTTGTTCGGCCTGCGGAAAGGTTAAGGAGAGGCGCTCTAGATACTATGAGTAACCCTTATGAAATGGGGACAAGTCGCGATACCAAAAATAATTACAATTATCCCCACATATCCTGTTGACATATGATATTGCGATAGGTAGGGTGAGCGTATTGAGACGGCAGATGGCCTGCCGGGAACTGGAAGGGGATCATCATGACACTGACATTCAGGGAACTAGCGGCATTGCCTAACGGCACGCGCCTTCAGTTTGAGGATACCCACGACATTTATCCGTATTGCATCGTGCCTGCGGGGACGCTTTGCACCATCAGGGATAATAACCTGAACGAGACATTGGAAAGCATCGATCTATTGCCCGACGACAAGGAAGTGCGCGCTGCCTTGCGCGAATGGGACGGTTGCGTGGTCCTGAACCCCGCCAATAGCGGCGAGGGATGGGATGATCAGTCACCGCTGAGCAAGGCCTAATCCCATCGCCACAACCCAAAACTGGTAGGGGAATATCATGAACGACGCAATGCGCGCATACCTCGCCAAGACGGCGCAGGCCGACAAGGAACGCAATCGGCGCATCTTGCAGGAGTGCCGCAAGAACTTGGTCAAGTACAAGGTGTTCGAGGCCAAGGACGACAACCGCTAATCATTCACATTGGAACGGCGTTGGCGCGCCGCCTGCCCTCGCAGCAGCGGGGGGAAACTGGAAGGGATCAAGACCATGTTCCTCGAATATAACTGGACAGTCTGCCGCTATCAGCCGCGCTTTCACGATCAGTTCATTGATATTCGTGGCTGGCGGTCATTTGCTGACATGCGAGAGGCAGTTAGCGTTCTTAATGAATGCGGTCTGACAGTCGGCCGTAAGACGGCCAGCCGCACATGGGAAATCATCCCGGTTCCAGAAAACACTAATGCCTGATCCCGGCCTGTAGCGCCTTGCGGGGCGCTATGGGGCAGGATCCCCGCTTTCGCGAGGACAGGTCGCCCTCCCCTTGGCGGGGGAGCAACTCAAACTGGTAGGGAAAATGTCATGTGTCTCAAACGTCTATGGCGAGTAACCGGTAAGCGTAACGGCAAACTGTTCACCGTCCGCCTGCGGGCCGACAACCACAATGAGGCAGTCAAACGGGGCAGCCATCACCCCTACATGCTGGTCGTGCGCGATGTCGTGCTGATCGACGCGGAGGGCTGAGCCATGCTCCGCAACATCTGCTGGTTCAGCGTCCTCATCGGCCTCGAGGCCCTGTCGCTGCTTTCACTGACCGCCTTCGTGTTCACCGTCCTCCTCTGGGGCGGGGTGCTGGGCGGCTCGTTCTAATGAGCATCACCGCAATGATCGTCATCATCATCCTGGCCGCGCTCATCGTGTGGGCGCTAATCAGGATCAGGATCGACTAAAACCACTGGTAGGAGATCAAAACCATGCACACGTTTTTACAGAGAGAAGATGACAACGGCGAAGCTTATTATTCCGTTGGTTACTGGGCCCCGGCTAAGGCGCTCGTCTATGGCAATATGGAAAACCACGACGACGACTTTGCTCCCATAGCCGATCATGCCGGCGAATGGATGCCGCTGCGCACCTGCAAAACCGCCGCCGAGGCCGCGAGCTGGGTGTCTTACTTGAATGGCGGCAAGCGGCCCGACCAACCTTGGTAAGGTTATGCGGCCCGCGAGGATTGGCGTCCCCGCGGGCCTATCACTGCGGGCCGCGCAGGGCCTGGTAGGGTCCACCCGCACGGCCACGCCGTGACCCCCTGTTATTCTGGATGGTCGATAGAATTGCAACTGGTAGGGAAACCATGACCAAGAAGGCCAAGCGCAAGACCAAAACCAGGACGCGCGCTCGCGTTGTTGATGAGGGCCTCGCCCGCGACCAGGAAATTGCCGATTTCATCCACAACGCCAGCGCTGACGAAATGGAGCGTTTCGAGCGTCGGCTGCGGCGCCTGGCAATCCGTAAACTGGTAGGGAAATCAAAACTATGACGCTCGTTCGCGCCCCAACCAAAGCCACCAAAACCGCCGGCCCAAAACCACCTGTCCCCAGCCACGACCGGGGAATGACCACGCGCCAGTATATCGCGGCATTGGACAAGCTCGGCCTCACCCACGCCAGCAAAACCACCTCCGCGCTGCTCGGCATCAGCGTCGGTCACATGCTCAAGATCAAGGCCGGGTATCCAGTCTCCAAAACCCTGCAGCACCTGCTCGAGGCCTGGCTCCAGATCGGATCGCCGCCGCCGTGGGAGGACTAATCATGAGCTACACAAACGAGGACGTTGATAACGCGGAGCGAGCCATCCGCGCGGCGTGTCCCGGCGCCCAAATTAACCGGTCCAACTACGATCGAACCCTGGTCGTGGCTAAGCCGGATGGGTCAGAGATATTTCTCGTATTCGACGACCACGACAGGAGGCTGATCGTGATCGGCGACGTTGCCGCGATAATTAAAGCCCTTAATGTCCCGTCTGCCGCAACCAAAACGAAAGACCTTGTGGAAGAATTGCGCAACAGCGCGGCCAGCTGGGAGAACGAGGCCGTCAACGGCGGCCGGACCAATGGCGTCGAAGATCTGCTTGCGGAGGCGGCCGGCGCGATCGAGCGGCTGCAAAAAGACTTGACCGATTTGGTGGTCCGCTACGGCCTCGACTGGCCCGATTCCCTGGAATGACCCCGACTGCTCAGGATGGTCGGTTATTTTGCCGCCGCCGGGGCGATGCTGGGCTCGTTTTGCACCCTGAGGGCCACCAAGGTACCCGCCGCTCGATTAAACGCATCAGCGCTCATACGTCCACACCCTTGCCTCGCTTCCTTCCAGTGAAGTCGGTTCGGTTCATGACTCGATACTAAGTAGCGGCCGATCAGACGCCCCGCCTCGCGGGCTCGTGTCAAGTTCAGCAGGCCGGAAAGTTGGCCGTCGAGCCGCTTGACTCGATACATCGGCGGCCAGTCAGGATCGGCCACGACGAACAGTAGCGGTTTCGACGATCGGCCGTAGTGCAACGCATAGTCTGCCATGGAACACTCCTCAGGATGGTTGGTTATTTCGCCGCCAACGCGCCCGCGCCGCCCGCCGCTGCAACTGCCGCAACTTGCCCTTCGGCATCTTGGTCCGCGCTTGGCCCCCCCCCCCGCCCCCATGCCGCCAAGTCGCTGCGCGCCAACTTCCTCACGTACAAACCGTCCCAAGCCTGGCTTGGCAGCCACCGTTTGGACTGCCGCCGCGGCAGCCGACCCCCCAATTGCCGCAGCTTCTCGTCGTTCACCATCACCCACAGGTCCAAACCGCAGGCCCCCAACATCAGCCCCAGGCTGACATGCCCGAAATGCTTCAGCGGCGCCGGCGCCAGCAATTTGCTCGCGTGCCCATCGGGCAGCCCGCCAACGTGGTCAATGGTCGCTCGCGATACGTTGAGTTCCGCTACCCACTCGCGGATCGCCTTGTGCAGCCCCGCTAAGTCGCTCACCACCGCTATCCGCCGCGGCCCAGTCCCAGCATTGTCCTCGGTCATGCCATCCCATCGCTAGACCGCTATTTCGTGGAACCCGCACGCCACCCGTGCTATTAGTGCAACACTCGGCCGACCATCCCCATGCCCCCCCACGACCGAGTATCTGCCGGGAGCGTGATCGCCGTCACGAGCCCCGGTGCGTATTAGGCGGCAATTTCAAAACGGCAGGCCGCCGTCCGGCCCAACCATAATGCCTGTAACCGCCTTTGTTCGTCGTTCATGCTCCGCCCTCGCCTCCGCTGCACGCGCTCGTCGCTCGACGTAAAGCTGATCCAGCTCCGCCTTCGTCATCTCGTTTGGTTTCTTGTCGGAAAGCCGCTTTGGCACCGCTTGCTCGCTGCTAGCCCCCGGAGCGAGCGCGCCATCACAGAGCGCCGTAGCGAGCGCAGGGGGCGGGAGAGGAACTTCCGCTTCTTCCTCGCGCGCGGCAGAGAAGGAAGTATTAGTAATCTTACTTTCTTTAAGGATAGGGTGGGGCAGGCCGGTTTTATTTTGCCGCGGCATTTGCTGCGGCACTTGCCGCGGCAAGTCACGAAGTTCCTTATTTATCAAATTCGTACGGTCAGCTCCAAGTCGGCCTGCTCGCGACCTTTTCGCTTGCAGTTCGGCCTCGCGAACCATACGCCGGTTAAACAACCGTCCGGACCGGTCACGGCTGGCGGCTCCTTTTTCCAGTATGCTTGCGATGTGTCCGGCCACCTCATCTGGAGATGCGGCGTTGGTCACGCGGGCAATCTCCTCGAGGGTCAGTGGCCTCGCTTTGTCATCACACACATAACCGGTAGGTGTGCCGCCAGCCGCAAGAGCAAGTAAGTCTATCCACACGCCACGCTCGGCCGGCGTCAGGCGGCGCACCGCCGGATCGCCAAGCCAGTCACTCCAGAAAAAACTCGATCGATGGGTGGCGCTCATTGCCGAGCTCCTCTCAGCAATTTCCATCCCTCTAAAGCGCGGAGAGCTTGGTCGACGCCTTCCGCAACGCAGGCAAAACCGCCGGCGCGCTCAATGTCGGAAATAAATTCAAGTTGGGCAGCGGTAGGTTTGCCGCCGGGAGATTTGAGTTCAATGGCGAAGAGCTTGGCATTGTGAAAAATCAACACGTCGGAGACACCTGCCCGGACACCATTTTTTTTCGCTATCGCACCAGCAATTGACGCACCCTTGCGGTTACGTTTGCCGCCGAGAAACCCACCATTGTTTGTGTGCCAGTACACCGCTCCCGGAACCGCGCGGAAGCGGAGATGATCAAACACCGCTTGTTGCAACTCTTGCTCAGGTCTGCGCATGGGTAACCTTCCATCTCACCCATCCGCTTTCGCGCGTGCGGCCGAGAATGCGGGCACATTCTCGGCAACGTCGTTCCCCGCGCTTTAAGCCGCGATAGGTATTTTCTGGGGTGTATTCGTGTCCGCGCGGACAGTGTGTTTTACGGCTTTGATAACTGTCTATTTGGAGATGACACTTTGCGCATAGCCATTGAACGTCGAGAGGATGGTCATATCCCAAGTGATGGTGACCCTGAATTTTAGTGCGGCCGTCCTTCCCGCGGCCGGGATCGTTACCGCACTTTTCACAATGTGTTGGACGCACAAGAATGTTTTTCTTCACCGCCTTTTCCACTCTTATCCGGGCGCGGTGTTTTTTTCTGACGTGGTCAGGCCTGAAGGCGGGCCGCGTCATTGCTTGTCCCCAAACCGGTGCATGATCCCGGCCTGCCGCACGAGCGCGGCCTGTGCCGCCTGCAGCTCCGCGCGCAGCGTTTTGATTTCGGTGTCGGCGGCCTCGAGTTCATGCGCAGTCCCCGCCCAGACCTTGCGGAGTTGCTCAATCTCAGCGCGCAGCGTCTCAATCTCGGTGATGACCGCAGGCGTCAGGTCGAGGATCGCCCAGGCATCACCGTTGGTCTGCAGATCGCGCAATTGCCCGACAAGGTCAGTCACAGCAGCACCTCCAGCAGCCAGAACAACAGGACGAACAGCGTCAGCCCGAGCGCCACGCCGATCAGCCGCTCGTAGTGCTGGTCGATCATGGTCAGCCCCGCTGCATCTCAAAGCTCCGGACGCCACAATTCCGGCCCAACGAGGTAAAAACCCACCGCGCCGACCACGACAACAATCAGCGTCAGGACGATCGCGAAGCCCATGCTTCAGCCCCCCGTTGCTGCTCGGATGAACTCGGCCGCGCATTGCGGGACGATCGCATTGCCCGCGGCGCGCAGTTTTCCCACTCTGGCGGATAGCCCTGCAGCCAAAGGGAAAAGGCCGGGTTTAGTTGGCCGCGCCTTGCCGTCGGTGCAGGGGAGCCATTCGAGGTCATCCCATGCACCTGATCGGCCAAGCGGTTGATGTTGCCCTGCTGGAATGCTGCGCAATTCGGGCCTGAGCGGCCCTTGTAGTCCGTAGTGTTGGGGCTCCGCCAAGCTGCCAGCGGCGACCAACTGTCCGCCACCGTCGTGGTGGGCCACGAGGCCAGCAACGCCTGATCCTGCAGGTTCACCGTATGGCCGCCCGCCGTCCGCTCCGTTGCGTTCTGGCCGCCGCGATCCGCGTTCTGCGCCCCCGGACTGCGCCACGAACCAAAGCCGCTGCCGGATATGCGGGGCGCCGACGCCGCAAGCTGGTAGTACGGCAAACCCAGTGGCGTAGCCTTGCGACCCCAGGTCAGCGTGAACAAGGTCGAGCCAACCCCATCCAATTGCCGCTTCAACCTGTTCGCCAAAGAGAATTGGCGGTCGTGCAACGCGGATAAGCCGGAACCAGTCGGGCCAGAGGTGGCGCTCGTCATCGGCCGCCGCGCCTTTGCCTGCGGCACTGAAGGGCTGGCAGGGGCAACTTCCTGTCCAAATAGGTCGGTCGTCGGGCCATCCGGCGAGGCGGAGGGCAAGGCTCCATCCGCCGATCCCGGCGAAGAAATGGCACTGGCTGTAGCTGGCGAGATCGTCGGCTCGCACGTCGGCGATCGATCGCTCGTCGACATCTCCCGGAGCGATATGTCCGGCGGCGATGAGGTTTCGGAGCCATTGGGCTGCATAGGGATTAATCTCGTTGTAATAGGAGGCCAATCAGCCCCCCGCGCGCTTGGCATCTTCGGCCGGCACCCCCACCACGGGCGGCAACATCGCCCGCCCCAACGGCGTGTGCTCAAACGCAAACAGCGCGTCCGTGTAGGCGTCCACCTTGGCCTCGTGGTCGGCCAACTCCTTGCGGTCCCAAGCCCGCATGCGGATGACGGCGCGCAGGGCACGGATGTCGTAGCCATCCGCCTTGGCCGCCGCGTAGGTATGGTTGATGGCCTTGGTGGTGTCGGCCTTGGCGGCCTCGAGCTGCTCAATGCGCTGTACGATCGAGTGGAGCTGGTGGTTGTGCCCGTTGCTCATGGTTACTCCCCCGTATCCCGTGGCAACCCGACGATGAGCCCGGCGTGCTGTTCCTGGGCCGCGTCGGCGAGCTCCTGCCAGCGCTTGGCCTCGGCCTGCAGCATGCGGTTGCCGAAGTCGTCGCCGTCGATCGCAAGACTTTGCCGCCGCAACCGCTCGGCCTGCCCGCGGGCGGCGGAGATCAGTTCGCTAATGGCGGTCCTCATCGGCGACCCCCTCGTCGTCCGCCAATTGCACGATCCGCGGCACGCCGGCCTGCACCAGCAGGACTTGGATGCTCGCCAAGATGGTCTCCCGCACCGCCCGGTCGGCGACCGCCTGGTCGCGTTCCAGCATGCAAGACGTGGCCCTGCTTTCGAGAAGCAGCCGTTCGCGCTTGAGCCCCTCGACCTCGGTCTCTAATTCGCGCAGCCGGACGTGGGCGTGGTCGAGCGCCTCCTTGGTCCTGTCGAGCTCGTCCTCACGGCGCTGAAAATTCTCAATAAATAGTTCCGCCGCCTTGATGCGAGTATCCGGCAAGGTTTGCGAAGTCTTCTTGCCGTTTCCGTTAGTACTGGGCAGGTTGTTCATGGTGCTCCCCTCATGGTTCGAAATTCGTCCGCAGGCCGCTCTCGGTCGGCCGCTCTAGCCGCCGCGGTGCCTTGGTCCCGTGCGGCACGCTCACCGTCACTCGCTCCGGATGCTCCCTGGCCAACGCTGCCAGCATTGCCTCGCCGGCAGTCAGCCGATCGGCGTGTTCGGCGTGGTCAATGACCTCAAGCCGGAGGTCATCCATGGGCGGTCGGCCGCGGTACTGCCGGGCGATCGTCATTTGTGGTTGGCCCTCGCCTTGTGGTCCGGGCAGTAGGGCGAGGCGAGCGCCGCCGGTTGGCCGCAGAATAGGAACGGCCCTTCGCCCTCCGGCCATCGGCACTGGCTGTCGGTCAGTTGCTCGAGCGGCAGGCCGAGAAACGCGCTCGGCTCCGGTTTCGGTGGCTGGGGTCGCGGCCGCGGCTCCTCACGCACAAAACAGGCCGGCGGTAACGGTTCGGGGGATGGCATCGGGGCGGTCCTCCTCTTGCCGTGGGGAAACTTGTTGCGATGGCAAAGCCCTATCACCGCGTTGCGGGTCACCTTGGGCTTGAGCCGCTGGGCAATCTCGCCGGCGCTGTAGCCCTGCGCCCACAGCTCGCGCACGAAAGCCTTGCGCTCGTCAGTCCAGGTCGCGAGCTGCCACGGCATGGGTTAGGCCGCCGAATTGACTGGGACCTCAAAAAACCAGCGGTCGTCCCAAGCGATCCCCTGCTTGCGCGCGGCTTTGCGGATGCGCTCCATTTCGGCGCGATCAGGATGCAGTTCGCCGCTTTCCCAGCGCGAGACTGATGCTTGCGTGGTTCCAGCAATTTGGCTGAACTCCACCTGCGTCACGTCAAAAATACGCTTGCGAATATGTTCAATCGGATGCATGGTGGCATAAAATACGCTGACGCATAGGATTGTCAATGTGTTTATGCCCCGACGTATTTGATGAACTTCATACGGGCGCGCATACCGTGTGGATGGCTGAAGATATCCCCAGATTGCTACGTGCCCTCATGGATCGCTTCGATCTCAATCAGGTCGGTCTAGCCCAGCGTCTTGGCCACGGAATTACACAGCCGCAAATCTCTCGCTGGCTGAAAGGCTCGATGCCGGAGATATCAAGTTACGATCGCGTGGTTGAACTCGCGCATGAGGCTGGCTTGTTGGGCGACGTGAGATCGGAGGACGTATCAGCGGCGCTGCCAATAGTTCAGCCCAAAATGGTCAAACTGAAAGGCTATGTGGGGGCCGGTTCTCACGCCCATTTCTATGCCGTTGCTGACGAAGATCATGAAGAGGTAGCAGCTCCCATGGGCGCCAATGAAAAAACGATCGCGGTCGAAATCCGCGGCAAGAGTCTTGGTCCCCTGCTCTCCAACTGGCTTGTGTTTTACGATGATGTGCGCTCGCCGGTCACGTCCGATCTCATAGGCCAACTGTGTGTTGTCGGGCTGTCTGACGGTCGGGTTTTGGTAAAGGAAATTCAGCGCAACGGCCGGGGCGGCTACAGGCTCTTATCTAACACCTCCGAGCCGCCGATCGATGATGTACCTATCGACTGGGCCGCCAAAGTTACCGAGATGCGCCCCCGTTAACGATATACCCCCGCGTATTATTATGTTGACAGGCATATGCGCTGACGCATAGGATATCTTCCATGGACTGGAAGATGCCCGAGAGACCTCGAAAAACCAAACCCTGCCCCATCTGTGGTCGACCTTTTTTTATAGAGGGAGGCAGAAAACTGTGCCCTCCGTGCGGGCACAATCGCGATGATTTCCGTGCACGCATAAAAACCAACGTCGACCGTGCCCTGCGGCTTGGCCTCCTTGTTCGTCAGCCCTGTGAAGTTTGCGGGCGTGAAAAGGTCGACGCTCATCACGACGACTACTCGCAGCCCCTAAAAGTCCGCTGGCTGTGCCGTCGCTGTCACGGCCAACACCACGCGCGCCTCAACCGCGAACAATCCTCCACCGTCTCAGCAACGGACTAATCGCCATGCCATCCCTCGACCTAGAATTTAACGAACTGCCGCTGCTCGTTGACCTCGACGGCTATCACTCCGCGCCGGTCGACGGCGTGGCCGAGATCAAGTTTCACGACAGCCAGGATTGGTGCATCACCGGCATCACCTTGACCGGCTATCGCCGCGCCTCCGCCGAGGAGGTCGAGAAGACCGGCGTGTTCGTGCAAAAATGGGTGACGCTCGATCCGCAGCAGCACGAGTGGCTCTAC